TGGAAATTTAAAAAGTTTAAAGACTAATAGAATTATGAAGAAGAGTTATGAAAGAACACAAAGAGGAAAAAGAGATGGCAAAGGTTATATTAAATATCAAATAAGTTTAGATGGTCATGTAAACAATCAAGCTAAAAGTAAAAAAAATGTTAGTATTAGAGAACATAGAATGGTTGCCTTAAACTTTGTGCCTTTTAACTTATATGATAAATATTTATGGTGGTCTAATATTCCTCCTGACTTTCAATTACAATTTGGAATATTAAATCATCAAGTAAATCATATAGATGGAAATATATGGAATAATAAAGCAGATAATTTAGAGTGGGTTACACCACAACAAAATACTAAACATGCTTATATTAATTTTGATAGAGAACATCATTCAAAAATTTGTAAACCTTTTAATGAAAGAAAAGTATTAGAAGGAATACATAGAGGTAAAAATAATCCTATGTATAAACATGGAAGACGAACTAGAGATGAAAAAAGAACATGACATAATACAAATTGAAAATGCTTTTTATTCTGAACCTTACAATTCCGAGAAGAGATTATTTATTGCTGTGATATTACAGGCATTGTTAGATGTATCTAAAAAACCTATCACAACATATGATAAAGTAAATAGACAAAAAGCAGAGGCATGGTTCTTTGCAGACGTAGGAGTAACATGTGAAAATTTTAATACAGTATGCGACATGGCCGGAGTAGATTCAAATAAAACCAGGTCATTCGCATACAAAGTTATTAATACAAAAAACAATAAGTATTTAAGAAATAGAATTAGAAGTGTGTTAAGAGGTGAAGATGAGTAAAGATAAAAAAAACTTGACATATGAACAGAACTTTGATAAACTATATGCTGATATGATATATTATGAGGAGCAAGCAAAAATGGGAATGATGGATGAAGCAATAAAAGAAACTGTTAAGGATACAGGTTTCAAAAAAACAGACATAAAAAAGAAAGCAATACAAGCTACATTAAAACAGGTAGGTGGCAGTCATTATAAAG